TGCTGGCGATGTCCACCGTGTTCCCGTTTGCCTGCTGCACGAATCTCAACAGGTCGCGGAAGAACTTGAAGAACTCAACCGGCAGCGGGCGCCCCTGAGCATCTCGCCATGCGTGATTGCCGGGCAGACTGGGGGAATCAGGCATCAACAACGCCCTCGGCCTTCCAGCGGAAGGTGGGTGCGGTGACGATATTGCCGCCCGCCGAGTTGCCCTCTGCTACGTCGAACACCGCAGTGAAGCCGGCCGAAGTGGGGTCGCCACTGGTCCGGGACACGAATGGGCCGCTGGCCTGGGCATTTGTCAGCGTGATGGACACGAACGGAATCGTTCCGGCCTTGAACGCTGTGGCGAAGTTGACCGCCACGCTGGTGGAAGTGGTGCCCGAGGCCGGTGCCGTGCCGGACCCAAACAGTTCCATCTTCTTCAGAGAGCCACCGCCCCCGATGACGACCTTGTCAGCGGCGATGGTGATGTCGGGCTCAGGCAAGTCCGGGATGGGCTGGGTCAAATAGCCATCCCCAGTGGAATTGACCACCACCATCTCCCCCGCCGAACCGGTGGGGTCGGGCATCTCCCGAACCGTGTCGTAGACCAGAATCGAGCCGTTGGACTTCAGCACCTTCCCGTCCTGCCCGGACGGGTCGGGAATGGATGCGCCCGGCGCCACCTCGGGCACGATGTCCCGGGTCCAGACGGTGTTGTCGTCCTCATCCTTCAGGACTGCCGTGTACTCCCCGTCCAGCCACACCTCAACGCTCAGGCGCCCGTCTACGGCAATCGGAACGGGGTTGGGGTTGGGTATGGTAAGGTCGCGGTCGGCGTAGGTGTTCTTGGGCGTCGTGGTCCCATAGTCGTAAAACTGAACAGACCCGCCCGCCGCAGTCTCCGTGCCCAACAGATTGATGAGTGGACCATCGGGGTCCACGAAACGGTAACTCATCGACAGTCCTTGTCAGTGAGAGGTTATGAAGAGCTATCACATTGCAGCGTTCATCTGGCCCATCCTTTACGCGCTCTGGGAATGGGTCAGCGGCTGGCTAGAAAAGCGGAAAATCGCAAATGAGAGCGACCACTACACCGTAGCGTCAGTCGCTCCGCCGCCGCTTCTTGTTCACGATAGGACTGGCAGCGACACCACTGGCCGGGGCGACCTTAGCTAGCGCCTTCAGGCCAGAGCCTCGGCTCTCTCGTGCTAGTAGGCGCGCGAGGACGTTGCTGTCCAAAAGCCGGCTTCCTACCTGTGCCGCGCCGAAAAGTGAGCCGGTCACGACCGGATCTACCATCCCGCCAGCCCCCCACAATCCGCCTGTAAGCATCTGGCGCTCGGCGGTTCCCGAGGACGGCGGCTCTTTGATGCGCTGCCCGATTCTGGCAAGCGTCCCAAGTTCTCCCGACGTTCCTGCTGCCATTGAAGCCTTCCCCGCGCGGTTTGCCGTAACTCGCCCCATGAGGGATGCTGGAGATATGGCTCCGGTCTCCGACTTCCCTACCAGGTCTTCAATGGTCTTCAGATTGCGCCATTGGCCCCGGGCCTGCTGCCATGCGGCACGAGCCTCCCCGGTGATTGCATCGTCCATTGACTCGCGTAAGACATCGCGGATTTCGCCGAGGTAATAGGACTTTTCTCCGCCTGTCTTCATCAGCTTTCCTAGCTGACTATCCATGGACTGGTAAACCCGCCCAGGCAGTACACCGTCCTTGGCCTGCTCCATAAGGCGCGAAAGAATCCCGTTGACCGCCTTACTGGTGCCCTCCTCGCCTAGCTGAGCCGCTTCCTGCTGGACAGCGACCAACTTTCCGAGCAAGCCCTCACCCACCGGAAGCTGGGAATTTGCTGACAGCTCGTTGAAGCGATTCCCGATGCGAGCCTTGGCGCCTGCGAATACCTCGGGGGTAATGCGCTCCGCATCCTCTCCGATGGTTCGCGAAACCGCACGGGTGAACTGGTCAATCTGCTTGTCGTACCGCCCCTTTGCCCCGGTGAATGGAACGCTGCGCATCATCGATTGCGCGAACTTCAGCGCCCGCGAGTCACTGATTTGCGCAGGAGTGAGCTTGATTCCACGCTCGGATGCGGCGTCAAGCATTGCCCTGACTTCGGGCGTGATGGCGGTGGCCGCCCGACTGCCAGCCGCTGCCAAGCCGCGCCCAACTACTTCGCCGCCAGCGCCCAGCAGTCCGCCAATGGCCGCATTCTGCCCGCGACTTTCGCCTTCCACGACAGGTTGGAGTCCAGCGTAGCTGGCGCCAAGGGCGGCATTTCCGGCTAGGCGGCCGGCGAAGGTTGCGCCACGAGATGCGGCCGTTCCGGGGATTGCCAGCAACCCCACATCGCCAGCCACCTTACCAACAGTGGCAGCCATGTCGCCTTCCATGAACTGCTCATTCTCTCTGGCGCGGGCTTCATCAGCCATGGCGCGGGCATAGCGAGATGTCGGCTGACCAGAGACTAGGGCGCCAATTCCCTGCTGCTCAGGTGCAACAGCATCGAGTGCCAGGGCGCCAAGTTGCCTGATACCACGCGCATTAGATGCGACTCTTTGCCCAATGCCAGCGAGCGCCCGGATTGGTGCAGGAGCATCCTGGAATGCCGCCCTGCGGCCGGCCATGACGTTCTGGTCAACCTGCTGGGCAATCTCCGCTTCAGTGCCTGGGCCGCGTAGCTGCTGCATGTTGCGGCGGAACTCGTCAGCTGAAACGCCAGCAATGCCCAGTGGTCCGTAGTCCGGCGCGCTCTCGGTGCTGGATGCACTCGCCGTCACCCCTGAGAAGTCGGCCCGAGGCTGCTGTGCGCCGCGAAGGCGGCGAATCTCTGCCGCGAACCGCCGCGCATGCTCAGCTTGTCCAGCTGCGTGGGCCTTCCGCAGCCCTGCTTCCAGTTCTTCAATGGTCGCCATCAGCGGTACATGTCCAGAAGGTCATCAATGCTGGTTTCGTTGTCGGCTTGTGTTGGGGCTTCCTGGCCGCCGCTGAGCAGGTCTTTGTAGCCCCCCTCAACGGTATTTAGTAGGTTCTCAAGGTCTTGGAACTGCTGAAGTGTCACGTTCTCGTAGGTGCCGCGCGAAGGGAGCGAAGCCTCTTGCAGTCGGCTCTCGTAGTCGGACATTGCGCCCACGCCCGGCACACGCGTTACGGCGGTGATGAGGGGGGCAAGATTGCGGACGGCGCGATCGAATGCCTGACCCTCTGGGGTCGGCAGGTAATCACCTCCAAGGCCAGCACTGAAGCTGTTCTTGATTTTCTCAAACGCCTGCCGCGCCGAGCGCAGCTGGTTGCGTGCGGCCTGAATCTGGGTAACCTTCTGGCGCGCTGTGGTTGCGTCTTTAGAGCTTATACGCTGAGCGTCGCGGGCCGAGTTCCCGCCCACAACCATGCGGCGCTGCTCTTCCTGCGTCGCACCCATCTGCTGGGCCATCTGAAGCCTGCGCTCAAGTTCGGAAGGCGACTGCGACTTCTGGAACGGCTGAGCAACGGCTGACTGCGACGCGCCTCCACGACCTGCCGGCTCAATGTGAACGTGGTCGCCCTCGTCGATGGCCTCGTATCCATTGGCCTTTGCGTCAGCGATGAACTGGGCTTTCAGGGGTTGAGGGACAACCCAGTCAGCGGCTTGGCCGCTTAGATGGTAGCTGTTGGCGACTCCGCCGACTTGGCGATTGCGCTCTTGGGAGCGAAGAACACTCGTCGGCTGAATACCGTACTTGTTCCCGAGGGCGGCGAAGAGCTGAGCTGCCTGTGGCGCAGCCGTGCCATGAGGCGCCTGACCCGCAACCCCTTCCAGCGGAGCCAACTGGATGCTGGCGCCCGGAGTACCCCAGCCGATGCCCTGCGAAGTCTCCACCAGCTTTGGCACCATGCCAGAGTACTGCCTGCGCTCTTTATCCATCGCGGCGAGCTGCGGGTTATCCCGCAGGAGCTGGAGCGATTGGATGTCAGACGGAAGGCCGTCGTAAGGATTGGAAGCCTTGCCGCCGCCCATCGCAGAGACAACCTGCATGGCAACGTTTTTGGTCTGCGCCTCGTCATAGTCGCCGGGGTCGCCAAAACCGAGCTTCGGAAACTCAGGGCGAAGATAGGTGTCGTAGTACTGTTTGCCACCCTGCGGGTTCTTGGTCACATAGTCCAGATAGCCCTTCGCCATGCCGTAGAGTTGCTGACGCTGGTCTCCTTGCTGTAGGCGTTCCTCACGCGACACTGCAAGGTCAGCCAGCCGATTTTGCCGCTGCATGGACTGGTCTTGGAGCCTGCGCTGGTTGGCGTCGTCCATGCCCTGGAACATCGCCTGTGCGAAATTGGTTGCCATGTGGCTCCTCAGCGGTAAATCGGAATCTGCTCGCGGACGACTGGACCTATGCCAGGGTTCTGTTGGTATCCGCGACCCAGCGAATACCCAACACCCGACAATGCATTGCCCCAGGCGTCACCCTGATTCAAGTAGCCGGAGGCTCTGGCCTGTCCCGCGTTCTGAAGCGCATTGCTTAGGCCGCCAGCCGTGTTCTGCCCCAACTGATTCAACTGACTGTTCGCCTGCCCACCGAATCCGGCGAGACGGAACAGGTTGTTCTGGAAGTTGCTGAAGGAGTTGGAGCCGATGTTGCTGGCTAGGCGCATACGGTCTGCGTCCGCGCCGCCGGAGTACAGGCGACCACGGGCAGCAGCGCCACGGTCAAGGCCCTGGATGCCTTCTTGCATCGCCACCAGATAGTCGGGCGTCTTGTAGAACTGACTGAAGTCGGCCACGCCCGTTCCCGGAATGGCGGACCCCCCCCCGCTGCCGCCGCTGGCTCCATCGCCGAAGTTGAACTGCATCGGTGTGGTTGACTGACCGGGTTTGCCGAAGAAGCCCATCGGGTCGTAGCTGGTGCCGCCGAACTGGCCGGCAAGGTTCGCGGGGTCCGTGAACTTGTCGAACAGGCTGCGCTTCTTCTTTGGCGCAGCCTCGCCGCCCGTCATGGTGATGCCGCCACCACCTGAGAATGCCTGGCTGGGTAGCCCGTACATCTGCGCCAGCATGTTCAGGGCGCCGACGCCGGTAGCCTGATAAGGCATCGTGTCTGCGCGGTTCTGGTTGTACATCGCCAGTTGCAGCCCGATGGAATCTCGCGCTGCTTGTGTCTGGGCGTTAGCGGCGTTACCGGCAGCGTTCGAACTCATCGCGCCGCCCGCGAGAGAGCCTACTGCCCCGATGATTGGTCCGGCTGCGGGCATCCTTGCCCCTCCAGTAGTTGATATTCGTGATTCATGACGGCCCATCGATAGATGAACCGAGCGCCCTTTGAGGTCTGCCCCAGTGCGTCACATTGCGCCCTGACCCACTCAGCCCCTTGGTCCCTCGCCCAGTCATCCATGGCTGTCGAGTAGTGGCGGATGTCGTGCATGACCCCGCCGCGCGGAAACTTGTCGGGCTGCACGTAGTCCGCGCGAAATCCCATCTTCTCCGTCAGTTTCCAGGCCGGAACGTTGTCCTCGGGAACCTTCGTGACGATGCGAGTGCAATCTGTTCCGCAGAACATGAAATGAGCCGCCGCCTGGCAGCACTGGAGCGCGTTCTTCGTACCCGGCAGGAATAGGGTATGCACCTCATACACACCATCGCCGAGCCGGTGAAAGAAGAAACCGCCGGTTTCGAACTCCAGGCCAATGCCGTCGTTGAAAATGGCCGACAGCGGTACGTCGGTCACACCATCCGGTGAGACCCAGTACTTGACCTTGGGGTGGTCGATGACTGACTGGAGGAAATCCGGCGTATCGGCAACCCTCACGCCGAAACCTCGTAGGACGCTACGGCCTCGATGATGTCCACCACGAGAGGAGAAGTGCATTCGGTCTCCAGGGTGAAGCTGCGAGCGCGCCCCAGGCGCCTCATAGGCTGCGTTCGATTTCCGTACTCACCCAAGGCAGGCAGCGCCAATTCTCGCCAATTGCTGTAGTTGTATCCGCCGTCCGCCGAGTAGCGGGCCTTGATGATTCTGTCAGTCACCGTCGTACTCCTGGGCTACGGAGAACAGCTCATAGGCACCGGCGAGCGGGCGGTCTGTCCATGTGGATGTCGATGCATCGGGGCTGGTGAAAATCTTGCCGCCACCACCACCCTCAGGACTGCACACCGCGATGTAGACGTGGCCGTTGTAGAACAACTGGCGGATGGGCATTCCGAAACTATGGACACCCGAGAAACCGTTCCCGCTATCGACGGTCAATTGACCCATTGCGGTTCCGACCAGTTTCCTGCCGCCACCACAGCAAATGCTGTTGATAGCGCCACTGGTCAGGGGTTGCGTGATGGTCACGAACCCGGTTGATGGACTCCAGCGTCGCAGGAACGGCGTCGTCGCACTGCCCGTCGTACCGCCACCCAGGAGATAGCCATCTCCGTCAGCGCCGTTTCCTCGGTCAGTAGAGGTGTTGACGCCATGCGCCCCAACTGAATTCCAGGTCTGGCCCGCATCGTCGGTCGTGTAGTAGTTCGTCGAACCCATTCCCGATCCATCCAGGCCGCCGGGAACCTTGGCTGCCAACGCCGATAGGTTGGTGCCTGCAATCTCGGAGTAGTTGGCGCCTCCGTCGGTGCTGCGGTATACGGCAAACCCGCTGTCACCCGGGATGATGACGGCACCCTGAAGGTAGATGCCTCGCCTTCCTCGCGCGACTACGTTCCCGGCTGAGTTTGTCCAACTGGCGCCGCCGTTCGTGCTGTAGGAGGCCGGAGTCCCCGAGGCAATGCTGAAGCTCACATAGCGCCCTGGTGCCGCGACGGCGTAGTTCTTGATGTTTCCGTCTGTGGCAATCGGGAGCGAGTTCCAGTCCTCACCACCCAGACTCCTCACCACCAGAGGAATGGCCGAGGAAATCCCCAGGAGAATCATGGGCAGGATGACGGGAATGCTGTCTGACAAGTCATCGAACAGGCCGTTCTCGTCCGTGGCTCGAATAGAAAATGAGTACGAGCCGCCAGCGGTTGGCGTACCCGACAGTACGCCCGCCTGCGAGAGCGTCAGGCCGGGAGGGAGTGTCCCCGAACGCAGCGTGACGCGCTTGACCCCAGTTCCACCCGTGACGGTGTAGGAGTACGAGTAAGCCTCATCAACTGCGCCACTGGGGGCGTCGCCCGTGATTTCTGGTCCCTCGGGCTGCTCGGGAAACTCAACCGGAATCGTCACTTCGCCGCCTACCCGGCAAACCAGGGCACAGGCGTCCACGCGAATTCGGTTCTCGTTGGCGCTCAGGTAACCGGACCCGGAGCGGCGGACATACTCCAACGGATTGCCGTAAGGATCTTGCCCGTCGAGGGCGTACCTCCAGTCCAGTTCGTAGATGCGCCCCGTCTGGTAATCGCCGCCCACCCACTTGCCGTTCCAGTAAACGAGGTCTGACAGCCGCCAGCGGTCCATGCCTTTGGTCATCCGGCGGTGCCAGCGCTGGGATAGAACGTCGTAGCCGAAGGTGAATTGACCCGGCACGGTCAGGTAGTAGACCTTGTGCCCTCTGTCCTCCCACACGAAAGCGAAGGCGGACGCAATCTGATCTGCCGTGCACTCGGCCAGTGCCTGCTCAATGGGCTGCGTTGAGATACGAACGGGGGTGTAGCCATCCAGGCGGCGCACGATGCGCTTGTCGTCAAGGAAGAACACCGAGTTGTCCAGACTGGCGGCGGAGAACCGAGCAGAACACCCGCATTCAATGACGGTGTTACTTGCTCGCTGGAAAGGTGCCGTGCCATCCCCGCTAGGGTCGTTTACGTAAGGCTCGATGGTCTCTCGCCCAAAGATGAGAACTTCGCGGTGACTTACGTGCAGGGTGATGATGCGGTCGGGCTGGCCCTCCGCCTCGTAGCGGTCCAGCGAGTTGTAGCCGAGCGCGTCAGCGAGGTCAGAGTGGAACCAGTACCGCCCCTGCGGCTCCACCTGAGCAAGATAGCTATCGATGTAGGCGGCCACGAAGGCGCCGGGATAGGCCTCATCCGTGACCTTCTGGAGGGTGAGCGTGTTCGTGTTGAACACGTAGCCCGCCGAGCCGTTGGCGATGAGCAGTTCATTGCCAAGACCGCGCTGGTTGTGGGCCATGGACACCCGGCCAACGCCGGGAATGGTCCCATAGGGGATCGCAACAAGGCCGCTTGTAATCTGGTATAGCGTGTTGCCAGCAACGACAAACAGCTTTCCCTCAACCTCACGCATCCCGCGAATGGGACCCGCCTCAACATCGGGCGTGCCGTGTTCGGCGATGATGCGGACTAGCGGCTTCAGGCCAGGGGCTTGGCGGAGCTGCCACCGACTGCGGGTGCCGGGGCGCTCGGCGGGAACTGGAAGGTAGTTGACGCAGTGCTGGGCAGACCAATGCCGGTTGTCGTCAGCGTACTCGTCGCTGACGATTTCAATGGGTTGCCACTGCATCAGCGGGCGACCTGGCGGAGCCGAGAGCCGGCGTAGACGCGATTGCGCTCCTGTGTGTTGGCTTGGCGAAGCAGGGAGCGGTAGAAGTTCTGCCAGACCGGGATGCGCGAGTCCTCGCCCAGGAACGGACCGGCCCCATAAAGTGCCGCGTACAGGTAGAGCTCGGGATAACGGTTGAAAGTGGTGGTCAGGCCGTCCTTGAGTGCTGCTGGCTTGGCGTAGTAACGCCCTTCCAGCAACTCACCGTCTTGTGCCTGCGGGGAAAAGATAATGGTGTCACCGGCCTGAGCGCACTTGCGCACGTCGCTGGCAGACATGTACTTGAGACGTGACCGCAAATCCTGCTCGGAGACCACCTCCAGCGGACGCTGCGGGTCGAACCAGAGGATGGACGCCTCCATCCAGTTAGCGGGAATGGCTACGGCGTTTGCGGCGACCGCGACGGATAGGGCCTGCTCCATGCTCGATGCACGGAGCGGCGGAATGTCGCCCTCCGCCCCGTAGTGGACCAAGGCTTCGCCGAGCGAAATCATGACATCCAGCGTTTCGGGCTGGATTTGGCTCGGAACCTCGTCGCCATCCAGCATCAGCTGGAATGCGGTTCGGAACTCGTCGTAAGAGGCGAACGCCATCAGATGCGCCCCTTCCAGATGCGGAACACGTCATTGGCGGGGTCGTCCAGAAAGCGGTTAATCAACTTCGGGTCGTTGAAGAACTGGGACCAGGTGTAGCCGCGCTTGTTGCACCAGTCCATGATGACCGTGCCATCGACGCGAGCGGCATGCTTCCAGTCGCTGGACTGCTTCACCTCGCTCTTTTCACGGCAGTAGGTGGCGAGTGTGTCCAGGTCTTGGCCGGAAACGCCGTGGACGAAGGCGAGGTCATCCTGGCCCACGTCCTGAATCCATGCCCGCATCGGAATCTCCCAAAGAAAAGGGGCCGAGATTTCTCCCGGCCCCTGAAGGTCTTGCAGTGCCGCTTAGGCGCCGGAATCGGTCGCGTCGCGGATGGCGTACAGCGGCTTTTCGTCACGAACCACCAGCGAGGTTTCTGTGCGGACCTGCCAGTTCTTGGCATCGCCAACGGTCGCCAGCTGCTCGCTCTCAAAGCCACGCAGCACGGCCAGGCCCAGCTTGTCCGAGTCCAAGATGTACACCGTGTTCTTCAGGCCAGCCGTGGAGCCAGCCATCACGCGGTTCGGGATGACCTTGGTCACACCGAAGTCGCCACGGTAGAAGTCGAACGCCGCGTTCAGCACAGCAGCCGAACGACCGCCAACCTCGTTGGTGCGCTGCACGCCACCCGTGAAGCCGGAGATACGGACCTTGTGCGCCGGAGAGCAAAGGACAACGGAGCCGTCACCGCCGTTCTCGTAGCAAGTCTGGAGGCCCGTCTTCAGGTCGTCCTCATCGAACGCCTCCAACGTGCCGGCCACCGGGGCGGTATTGGTCACCGCATTCGGCGAAACACCGCCCGCTCCCAGTCGGTCGTTGGTGATGAAGCCGTACAGGCCGCGCTGCTTGCCGGCGACCGCGTCGGTGCCGGTCACGGTTGCGCCCGAGGCAATGCACGCAGCCTCTTGGTCGCGTTTGATTTCCACCATCTTCTTCATGCGCAGGCGGCGGGACTCGTTGTCGCGACCGTACTTGCGCACGCGCTCAGCGGTATTGGACACCGAAACCGTATCCTGGAAAATCTGGGTACGGTTGTTGAGCAGGGTCGGCTCGACCTGGGCCGCGTAGCTGGCGTCAGCACCTTCAATGGCGCCCCGGGTCTGGTCCGGAGTGCGGTAGGTATCGCGCTGCCACTCGAAGTACACATTGTCGATGGTGGTCCGCTCAATCATCGAGACCAGCGGGGCATCGGACGGGTTGAAGTTGTAAATCTGGTCGATTACATCCTCTTTGACCTTCACGACCGAAGGGGTAATCAGGGTGTTGGTAGGCATCTCTCTAGTCCTTTAGAGGAGGTCGGCCAGCGTGGACATGGACGGGTTCGCCTTGTGGCGCTTCATCGCCTCTTGCCTGCGAGCCAACTGTGCGGGTTGGTTTTTGGCTTGGGGCGCTGCGACCTTCGGGAGGTTCTTGACGGGCTTCATCTGCGCCCGC